ATCCGGTCAATGCCGCCGATGACCTGATCCAGGCTGACCGTCCTGTTAATGCTGCTGACGTTCTGGGCCAGCTTGCTGGCGCTTCCCGCGGCCTTCTGCTGGCTTTCGTCCAGGCCGGATATGGCCGTGCTGGTTTCCAGCATGGCGGTCTGAGCGTTCAGCATCTTGGCTTCCAGGTTCTGGTATTCCGCGGACAGGGGATCAATTCCGGACGCTTTCATCCGGTTCAATCCGGCCTGCAGCTGCGCGACCAGGTTTTTCTGCGCGGCCATTTTGTCGTTCAGCAGCTGCGTTTTCTGCTGCATGTAGGTTTCCGCGTCCCCGCCCGCCCGGAAGCTGGCCTCGTTGGTTTTCAGCGCGGCGTCCAGCGTTTTCAGTGCCGCCTGCGCCTGGCTGACGCCCGCTTTGAACCCGCTTGCGTCAAAGCTGGCCTGTGTGCTGACGCCCATGTCTTTCCCTGCCTCTCTATCTTGTCCGGATTCCGTGGGTGGTGAAGTCATGCTCCTGTCGGTAGTTGTACAGGTCCAGGACTTCCCCCGGCTTCATCCGGTCGATTTCGTCTCTTTTCAGTCCGGCTGTCAGGCCGTAGGAAATAACGCGCCGGTAGGTTAATTCCCTGGCTCTTTTTTTGCGTTCTGCTCTTCCAGAATTTCGTCCACCGGTCCGGTTACCGCCTCCTGCAGTCCCGGACTTTCCATGCTCATGCCTTCAAGAATCTCGCTCATGGCAACGATTCCGTAGGCCAGCAGCATGCCCGGCCTCATGTGCCGCAGGATCCATTTTTCTGTCAGATCCGGATCTTCTCCCGTTTCTTCCAGTCCCGCGTTCCCCAGGATCCGGATCAGCGTTGCCAGTTTGCCGGCCTTTTCCGCGTCCGTCAGGATGCCCCATGTAACGTTGTCGTCGTCATCCTTTTCATATCCCAGCACCTTTTCCCGCAGTTCTGACGCCGTGCACCCGATTTCCTGCTGAATCTGCAGCATTTCCGCGACCGTGAACAGCAGCGGGAAGGTCCGTTCGCCCATTTGAATGGTTGTCATTGCCTTTCCTCTCTTTCCTCTTAAAAAAACCGGGGAGCGCCTGCTCTGCCGCTCGCTCCCCGGTGCTGCCTTAGGTGATGTTCGCCAGGCCGTTCAGCCATGTCTTGGCCGCTGCCGCGGTCGTGAATGTCTTGTGCAGCCGGAAGCGCAGCTTTCCGCTGTTGTCCACATAGAGGCCCCTTGCCCGGCCGTTCAGCGTGGGGGTGCCCCAGTTGATCTGACCTTCGCGGGTCTGCGTCGCCTGCGTGGTTTCGTTGAAGTGGATGCAAAGCACTGCCCAGGCCTCGAACTTCCGCACGCCGTTGTCGCGCATTTTGCGGATATATCCGAACAGGCCTTCCGGGGTGGCGTTGTCGCTCTCCCAGTATTCGCCGTCCGTCCGCAGCTCTTCGCCCAGCACCGCGACCCGGTCTTCATCGTTCAGACCGGTGCTTTCAAAGTCCACCGTCAGGCCGGTGATCCCGTTGTCATTGTCCACAACGCGGTCATCGCCATAAAGGGGATTATTGTTAATCTCTTTGGTGACGGTCGCGTTTCTCGCTTCCTGCAGCACCCGTCCGGTGCCATAGGTCGGCATGCTGCCGTCCGTGTGGCCGGTAAGGGGCGCAAACACAGGGTAAATCATTCCGACATTCGGATATGCCATTGTTTATCCCTCCAATACTTTGGTGATTTCGTCAATCCGGCGTTTCGCTTCGCTCTCCATCCGTTCGATAGCTTTTGCCCTGTTCCGGCTGATGGCCCTCCGATAAAACGGCTGCTTTTCCAGAAAACTGGTCCCGCTGTTGATGCTGTTGGCAATCAGCGGGATTGGCTTCACGTTAACGCTGCCCTCGCCGGACCGGCTGGCGTGCTTAACCTGTTTTGTTTTCGGATCGTAGCGGTAATTTGTCCGGGCCTTTTTGCTCCTCCTGCCGCTGACGACGGCATAGCCGGATTTTTGAAACCCAATCACGGTGTCGACGGTCAGGCCGTTTCGGTGAAATTTGGCAATGCCTGCGCTGCCAGCGCCCAGCAGTGCGCCTTTTTCCTCCGGGGATGGTTTCCGTTTTCGTCCGCCCGCGGCGTATTCAAACGGCTCTGTGGCGATGCCATGCACCGCCTGGCTGACCGCGTCAGCCAGCACACCGGCCCCCTCGTATAGGGAAGCCCCCGCGACATCCTGTGCCGCGTCTCCTACGGAACCCAGGGCCTGCCTGAGTTCGTCCAATCCCTCGGTGCTTACCTGGTAGGCCATGCCCGTCAACCCTTTCCGTCAGTCTTCCACCTGGAAAACCCATTCCCAGTGGAAAATGTCATTTTCATGTTCCCACTGGAAGTTGTTCAGATGCCAGCAGCCCTCGCAGACCGTTGTCAGCGTTTCTTCGATCAGCTGCGGGATATCCTCTCCGTTTTTGCGCCGGCTGAACATGTCAATGCTGCCCTCAAACGCCCGGGCTTGCTTCACGTTATCCCCGTGCAGCGCGTCCGCTTCGAAATCGCAGCTGACCTCGCCCCAGCTGGTTGTCTCCGGCCGGCTGTCCCATCCGTTTTCGGCAAAAGGGCAGCCATAAATGGCCTTTAGCGCTGTGACCAGATTTTCGTATTGATTAACCATTGTTTGCTCCTTCCAGGGGGACGCTGTTGCCGGTCACCCGCTGAATAGTCAGCAGCACGCCGTTGGCGTCGCCCCCGGCCACCCGCAGCACCTTCCAGCGTCGCCCCTGGTATTCCAGTTCCCTCTGGCCTTCATAGTCCCGTTCGTAGGGGATAAGCAGGCGTTTTTCCGGGTTCAGTCCCGCACCCATTGCCTGATATGCTTCCGTCAGTCCGACACTTTTTTCCGTGCATTTGACCTCCGTTCGCTTGGCGACCGGATCCGCTCCGGCTTCGTGCGCGTCCGGGTCGAAGCTGATCAGCGTGCAGCTGCTCAAGATTTCCATCTGTCAGCCCTCCGTCGCTTCGTAATCCGTGTAGTCTGAGCTGACCCGCATGCTTCCTTTGAGGCTTTCGTAGGCCGCCACCAGTTTGTCATAGTTCGGCGGGTTTCCGATCCGTGCGGCGCACCAGGTCGCAATGGTGGTGATCATCAGTTCATCGGTCACGGTGCTTTCGTCGGTGATTTCTCCGGTTTCCGCATCCCTGCTGATGTTGATGACGCCAGGCATGACGATTTCCGCCGTGCGCGTCAGGTCCTTGGCTGCCGCCTTGATCTGCAGGATGATTTCCCCGTCGTAGGCGTCGCCGCTGACCGGCAGCATGCTTTTGACTTCCTGGAACACCGTCATCCCTTCTTTTCTGCTTTCGCTTTGATATATTCGTTATAGATTCCCCGGGTGTATAGGTGCAGTGCCGGGCAGTGGGTATCGATCCACAGCTGGTATCCGGCGCAGGCTGCCCTCACGCAGAAATGCCGGTCCTCGCCCCGCAGCGCCTTGTGGATATTCGGAATTGGGTCATAGCTGACCCCGTTCGCGAATATGTCCGTTTTCGCCAGCATCAGCGCTCCGGTCATCCCGCACGGATAAAGCCCAGGTTTTTTCCATTCCTCCGGCATTCCGCTGCACTGATCCATCATCCAGGCGTTGCACCATTCTTTCCCGCTCGGCGCCCTGGTCCAGAATATTTCACTGACAATATCCTTATTTGCCCACAGCAGCCACTGCAGGGTCATCGGATGGACAACCAGATCCGTATCGATGGAAAACCAGTAATCATAATCATTCAGGTATGCCTTGTGGATGGTCCGGTTCCTCAGCCCGCCCATGGCCCACATATTTTCGAATGTCCAGATGTGGTCATTGTCGGTCTTTTCGTAGGCCAGCCCCGTGTCTACCACTTCATACGCGGCCCCGCGGATCCGCGGGATCACCTCCGGGCAGTTGTTGACGACGAAAAACCGGTCCACCGTGACGCCGGCCGGAATGATCAGCCGGTCGAGGCTGTCCTGGTAGGCGTCAAAAATATCCGGATCCTGCCGCAGCGGTGCGGTGATTAGCACTCTTGTCATTTTGCTGGATCCTCCCCTGGCCAGATCGGTACATGGGCGATGTGGCCCACCCGCACAGTTGGATCGCACCAGATTTGATAGTTAAGCTTCCGTGCCCGCACGCAGAATGCAAGATCTTCGCCAAAGTCTTCCATAGGCGTGAAGCAGGTGCCGAATTGCATCAGTACTGCTTTCATGATCTCAGTGGAAACCAGGGTGCAGGCCATGCCGCATCCTTCCACCCGGAAAGGTTCCAGACCGTAATCCTTCACCCGTTCCAGGGGCTTCAGCGTTTTGAAAATGCAGCTGTTATATGGAGGCCGTCTGGACTGGAACGCGCCGCAGACGAAATCCTGATTGATGAATGTCAGATCCTCCATGATGTCCTCACTAAAGACCATGTCGCTGTCCAGCCACAGAACGTGGGTGTATCCATCGTTCACAGCCTTCCTGGCCAGCTTGTCCCGGGCCAGATAGACCAGGGTGCCGGCTACAAGCTCCACCGTGTGGTCCACGTGCTTTTCCATCAGCCAGCCGGTCAGCCGGATCAGGCTCTGCACAAAGCTGGCGTGCATGTAGTCCGTTGTGGGGATGGCAATCATCAGTTTCATTTTCACCGCGGCGCTTCCTCATTTCGTCGTTTTCTTGTTCTTCGTGTTGTTCTTCCGCTTTTCGGGCGTTTCCGGCTTTGCCTGGTCTTCCGGCGTTTCCTTCGGTTCCGCGTCCTCGGGTGTTTCCTTCCGGTTCGCGTCCTCGGGTGTTTCCTTCGGTTCCGCGTTCTCTGGTGTTTCCGTCCGGTTCGCGTCCTCCGGTGTCTGCTCCCGCTCCCGGTTGCAGGTTGCGCCCAGCCCGTAGCGGATCAGGAAAGCGGCCCTTGCCGGGGAAACCTCAACGATATCCCCGGCTTTGCCGTCGATCCTGTTGCCCCGGATCAGTCGAACCGTCATCAGGTGGTGGTCGCGCTGGGCTTGCAGATCCGGACCAGGCGGCCGGGAGCGGTCACGCCGTGGCCAGTGTACTGCCGGCCGATGACCTTCACAAGGTCAGCCTCGGCCAGGCTCAGGTCATCCCACTTGATCAGCACATCGTCCCCTTCGGGATAGTTCACCTGCAGGGCGTCCAGGTCGCCGATGATGGCGTAGGTATCCCCGGCGCTGGCCAGGCTGTAGGCCGGCAGCGCGGATGTGTAAACCCTGGGCAGGCCCATATAGGGATCAATGGCAAAATTGCCCGCGGCCCGCGCGGCGGCAAACTCGACCTCTGTCAGCCGGTTCAGCACAATGCACAGGTTGGTGGCTTCGTCGCTCAGGTTCGCCGCGCCGGTTTCGAAGGTGGTCACCGCAGGGGCTTCCGTTACCTTCGGAATGCCGACCGCGGACGCGGTATGGGTAGTCCCGGCGTTCTTGACGTCCGTGACCAGCAGGTCCGCCAGCTTCTTGACGACCCGATAGGTGATCTCGTCATAGATGTAGCGCAGGAACTCCTCGCCGCCCATGGTGACGGCCTCATCGCTGATCTTGATCCACTTCTTGACGTTCTCGGGCTTCAGCTCGACAATGCCCAGGGTCAGGTCTTCCTCGGTCACGGCCGTGGTGCCCTCGGTGTGCAGATAGGCCTCATCCGCGCTGCGCTCAAACGGTACCTTGAGATTGCCGCGGAAGTAGGTCCGCCGGACCCGGCGCAGCAGGTCGTTGTTCTCCCACGCGGTGCGGACGATTTCGTCCACCAGGGTGGGAACCGGCACGCTGCCGTTGGCCGGCGCGTTGGTGCTCAGCAGGGCGCGGCATTCGTCCGCCTTGCCGGTTTTGATATACTCCGCGTAGGCGTTCACATACGCGGTGCTTTTCCGGATCTCGTCCAGGCTGGTGGCGTTGCCCGGCAGGCTCTGGCTTTCAACCACCTGCACGCGGATCCCCGCGGCCCCGTTGGCGATCTGCCGGCGGGTTTCCGCGGCCTTGTTGGCAGCCTGCTGGATTTCCTCCGCGTTCTGGCGCAGCTCTTCCATTTCCTTTTTCAGCGCGTCCAGATCAGCGCCGTCCTGCTCCATCTCCTGGAGGATGGCCGCTTTTCTGGTTTCGATTTCCTGCATAGTCGTGTACTTCATTTTCAGATACCTCCTGCAATTATTTTGATCTGGTCCCGTTTACGCGCCCTGGCCTGCTCGGCCGCGATCTCCCCGCGAACCTTGGCAATAACTCCCTCGCCGTAGTTCCTGGCGCTGATTTCAGTCGCGTCATTGGCTGGCAGTGACACGGCGGAAACGTCGTAAAGTTTGGCAATCTTGAGTATGGTCCGGTAGATGTCTGTTTTGCCGTTTTCCTGGTCCCGGACCACGCGGCGCTCATCCTTGGCAACCCGGAATCCCTGGGACATTTTCGTGGTGTATCTCCCGCGGATTTCCTGCAGCAGCTGCTTACCAATATCCGTCCCGCCCAGATAGGACCGGATATGCAGGCCGTGGCTGTCCGGCTTAACCTGCAGTGTGCCGTTTCCGGATCTGGCGAAAACCCGCCCCTTATGATCATATTGCATGATGACGTCGCTCAGATCGGTTTCGTCGTAGGCGTGCGGATCCACGCTTTCCCACATGCGGTATTCTCCGTCCTCCCACAGCAGGTAAGGCGCGCCAAAGGTCGTCGCGTAGCCTTCAACCACGTCCTGGCCGTTTTCCAGCGTCCTGCACTCCATCGCGTCCAGGTTGATGTCTCTGTATTCCCTGTTTTCACGCATCGGCATTCGTTTTCCCTCCGTTTTCGTTGTCGTTTCCGGCTGTTTCGTCGTTCACGTTGTAGTATTCGCCGCGGGCCATGATCTGGTCGCCGTAGGGCAGGGGCAGGGGAGGCAGGTTGAAAACCTCCCGCGCCTCGTTCCGTCTCAGCAGTCCCCGGTCGCCCATCTGGCTGACGAAGTTCAACTTTTCCGCTGCCGTCATGTACTGCAGGCGGTTGCTGGTAAAAAGAAACTCGTTCCCATTCACCCGTTCGCGCTCGCTGAAACACATCATGGTCAGCGCTTCGCCCATGTTCAGCCCAAACCATTCGGGACCGCCTTCATAGAACGCGGCCCACTTGTCGCCCGTGGCCTTGTTCTGAATGACCTCTTCGTTGGTCCCGAAATAATCAAAAACATTGTCTTTGATGATTTTTTGCTGGTCCGCGTCCACCGCGTATGGTTTACTTTCCGCCTGGTGGATGTCGTCCAGTGTGTTCGGGAAGATCAGCAGTCCGCCGCCGCCGTTGTCCTTCCGGAAATTGTATTCGTCGAAGCGCTCCCGCTCTTTCTTCAGATCAGAATCCTTTGACCAGTTGTTGCTCCGCGCCCAGAACCGGTAGCTTGCGCCGTTTCTCACGGCCTCTTCGATGCCCTGGCGCTGGATCTGCTGCAGGTCCAGCGTATCTTTCAGTGCCTTGTTGGTTTCGCCAAATAGCTGGCTTCCGACCTGGAACCGGGTCACGATGCCGACGTACCGCAGTTCGACCGCTGCGCGCTTGTCCTTTTCCAGATAAAACCGGATCCATAGTTCGCCGTTAACGTCCAGCAGCTCCCACTTGTGCGGGCAAAGGTTCTGAATCCCGGTGATTTCTCCGTATTCGCCGAACACAGGCCCGAAAAACAGCGTATTCCGCCCATAAAGGATCATACTACTTTGATACAGAAATTTCGGCCAGGTCTGCCAGCTGTTCGGGGCCAGCTTCAGCCGTGACCGCAGGGAAGACTTGGCCGTCCCCTTGCTTTCCAGCTTCAGCTTGGCGTCATGCCTGGCATGTGCGTCCAGGCTGGCCCGGATCAGCTCGCTTTCGTAGATTTCCCCATTGAACGTCCGGAACGCGGGGGAGTATCCCTCAATAAAGCGGAACGTCTCCCGTGCCCGCTTCCGATCCGGATTCGTCTTGGCGAACAGGTTAGAAAAGTATCCCATCTTTGCGTCCTCCGTTATCCTGCATTCATCAGCCTGTCCCCCAGGTCATTCCAGTGAACCTGACGCATACAAAGCGCGTCCAGCACCGCGGCCACCCCGTCAACGTGCGCCTTGCTGCTCAGCTTGACCAGTCTCTTTCTGGTGTGTGCGCTGTTGTTGCTTTCGACCTGCAGCGCCGCGTCCATAAAATGGATTTTCAGCAGATCGTTGTTGTCCGCGCACCGCAGCTTCCCGCTTTTCATCAGCGCTTCCAGGCTGTCGCAGATCCCGGACAGGTTATAACCCTGGGTCACGCTGTCGACGTGGTAGCCGTAACTCTTCAGTGCCTGCACAATCTGCGCTGCGCACCACCGGTCATATCCGACCATCAGCGGATAAATGCGGTATTTCTCGATCAGGTCGGTAAACCACTGGAAGCAGTCCATGTGATCAATCATCTGATCCCCGCTGGCGCTGCACAGCCCGCGCTCGATCATGATCTGATAGGGGATGCCGTCCCGGTCGGTGCACTCCTTGATCCGCTCCGCGGGGATCCAGAAGTGGGCGAATACCCACAGGATCCCGTCCCGCTCAATGATGACGCATGCGCAGGTCAGGTCTGTGGTTTGGCTCAGGTCCAGCCCGCACAGTGCGTAGCTGTCGGCAAAGTCTTCCAGCTTCATATCCCACGGGATCGTTTCGCCGTTTTCGTCCTCATGCTGGAACATCCTCCGCACGTTCGCGGCCTCAAACCAGGCCGTGCTGGAATTTTGTTTGATGTTGCAGTATTTCGTCAGAAATTCCAGCTTTTTGCTGATGCTTTCGTGCGCCGTGTCGATTTCCCGCAGAATGAAATTGACGCTGACGCTTTCTCCCAGGCCCGGAAGGCTCTTCTGCAGCTCATTGATATCGTCCCATTTCTCCGGATTGTCTATCGCGTAGATAATGGGGAGGATGTGCTGTTCCCGGCTGTTGCCGTTTAGGAAAGCGGTCCCGCGCTTCATCAGTTCGTCAAACAGCCCGCCGTCCTCGTATCCCGCCGACGAAATAGCCATTCCCAGCGGTTCCTCCCGAGCGCCTGTGCCGCTGACCATGACTTCCCATTGACGCAGGCCCCTGGCTCCCGGCCAGGCGGCCACCTCATCGGCGCAATAAAACATTGGGTTATAGCCATCAGATTTCCGGTCGGAGAATGCCAGCTTTTTGACGGTCGTGTTTGTTTCCTGGATCACCAGTCCGCGGTATTTCGTGGATTTGGTGATGGCGTCCAGCTCCGGCTCCGCGTGGACGTTATACTCAAACGCTGAATAGCACAGATCAGCCTGGTCAATTTTCGGCGCAAGATAGTAAAGTTCAGAGCCGTATTCCCCCGCAGCGAATGCCATATAATTTCCTATGGATCCGGCCAGTAGGGTTTTCCCCTGCTTACGGCCTACAACCAAGAAAACCTCTGTGAACTGTCTTTTTCCCTGGGCGTCCACAATCCCGAAGATCAGCGAAATAGATGCCCGCTGCCACAGGGCCAGCTTGATCCGCTGCGGAGCCAGCTTTCCCTTGTAATGGTGGCAGTACGTTTCAATGAACCGGACGGCATTTTCTGCCAGCCGTTGATTGAAAAACCAGCGCTTTGTTTCAAGTCCCTCAATGATGACCTCATAAAGCAGCTTGATATACCGCCCCACAATCACGCCGCCGCTGGCGATCAGCTGATAATAAGCCAGGATGGCGTTTTCGTCCCTCATGTCCTCCCTCTCTCAAATTTCCATCAGGTGGAAATTTTCCGGCCTGCTTTCCAAATTTCCATCAGGTGGAAGTTTCCGTGCAGACTTCCAGGCTGCCGTGTACAGACTTCCAAATTTCCATCAGGTGGAAATTTCACGGATGAAGCCGGAAAGCATCAAGCGCCCTGGCTGCGTGTTCCGTTTTTGCTCCCCGTTTGGTGATCATGCTGTCGATGGTAGCCAGGCATTTGTTGGCGCTGTCCACATGCCGGGGAAGCTCCGCCAGCAGGGGATGGGCACACAGCTGGTCGCCGGTTTTGTAAGTCTTGTAGACCGTCAGCCCTTCGTCTTCCAGGATATCCCGCATTTTGCCGATCAGCGCCGCTTCCTCGGCGTAGATCCGCGCGGCCTCCCGGAAATCCTCCTCGTTTTCCAGCTGGTAAACCTTGGCGAACGCCATCAGCTTTTTAAAAAGCGCTGCCGGCGTGATTTTCTTTCCGCCTGCGGTTTCCCTGGCTTTTTTCGTTTGCTTTTCGCCCGCGACAGCGTCCAGCAGATCCTCCATGTCCGTCTTTCCTCCGTTCTCTGTCCTCCGGATGGGGGATTATATAAAAACTCCCGCCCGGCTGTCCGTTTCTCATGCGAACAGCTGCGGAAGTTTTCATAACTCTGTGAATTTTCGCCCGATTTAGTGAAAAGTTCGCCCGATTTCAGACCCGTTTTTCGGCCTGATTTCATTATGGCGCACGCGCGCGCCCGGGTCCCCGCGCCGGTTTAAACCTTCGGCGCGCTTTTTCGACC